CCTAAATCAAACCCGGCTGAATGGGCGCCGGTTTGCCCTTGCTGCTGGCCTTCACTGCGCACTCAAGCGCAATGCGGATGGCCTTGATGCTCATTGCCTGGTCGAACGACTTGCCCTGAAACGACAACCCGCTGCGCTGGTAGGCGGCTTTGAGTTGGGTTTCGTGGTGGGTCATGGCTTTTTCATTGCCGACTTTGCGCCAGTGGCTGCTGCGCGTCTGGTGCCAGACAAGTCGTTTGGGATAACGTGAACCTTGATCTCAGTGGCGGTCGTGGCGCTATCAACGCGGTTGTTGAGGCGCATGTTGAAAACTGCCACCCCGACCCAGATCATCAGCAGGCTGGATGGCTTGCCGATGGAGCCGGGGCCATAAGCAGCGAGCAGACTGCCGGCGACGATATAAAGCGTCGGTAGCCAGCGGTAGAGTGTTTCGGGGATGGTCATAATTTTGTCTCGGTTGGTGCGTTGAATGAATACTAGCGATGCTATACATTTGTGTCAATAGCTAAGCTAGTTATTTCTGGCGAAAAAAAACCCAGCGCCGGGCTGGGTTGGTTTTCTCTGCCTGAAGTGCTACTGGGTGAGCTGACAGCCTTTGGCGTTGGCGCAGTCCATCTGCAGGGCGCGATTGTCGGTGCAGCGATAGGTAATTCTGTCGATGCCGGCCTGCAGGCGCTCTACGGCGCCGTTGCCAAAAACGGTGCAGCGCTGCGCTTTAGCGAGTTGCTGGGCCTCGTAATCATGGATTGATACGCTGCGGATGTGCGTGTCGTCATGTTTCGATTATTAGCTTTGCTATAAACCGGGCAACCGACATCGCTATTGACATCATTAAATAGCATCGCTAGTATTCGCTTTATGAGCAAACATATAGCAGCCGTAAAGCAGTCGATTGCCATTTTTGGCAGTGGCGCTGCCCTGGCTAAAGCCTTGGGTGTGCATCCGTCGCTTCCTAGTCAGTGGCTTAGTGGTCATCGGCCAATTCCGGCTGATCGCTGTCCGGATATTGAGCGCGTCACCAATGGCGCCGTTCGCTGCGAAGACCTGCGCCCCGATGTCGATTGGGCAGTCTTGCGCGGCACCGATTGCCAACCCAAAGCGACCGCCTGACATGCGCGCCGCCTTTTCTCTGCGGTTCGACTCATCCCCTGTCTCCCCCTCCGGGTCGAACCTTTTCGCCATGCCTTCGGGCATGGTTTTTTTATTCCTGGTCATGTCTCGCTCCGTTGTTGGCATGACTGCAGTCTCTTTTTTTTCGTCGGTTTGCTAGAGGAAAGTAGAGGAAAGAATGAGTCCAGTAGTTTCCGGTACCGCGCATCAGATGACCTTGGATTTTGTGCCGGGTCTTGCCGAACGGCATTCTTCAGCCCTTGAGTGCGTGCGCGAGTGCGTTTACACCTGCCGCAATCCGCTCAAGACTGTGGCGGCTGATATGGACATGAGCCAGTCGGAATTGTCCCGCAAGCTATCAGGCAACCCGGACGACTCGCGGCGCTTCACCCTGGATGACCTTGAGCGCTTCATTGATTCGACGGGTGATGTGACACCGATTTATTACCTGATCGAAAAGTATCTCGAAGACGCCACCATAAAACAGCAGCGCGCCATGTCAGAACTGCTCAAGATCGCCCCGCAACTTGCGGCGCTGATCAAGCAAGCCGGTGGGCAGTAATCGCCATGGCTACCGCTTCCCGTCTCGCCGTCATTGTCAAGCGCATTGAGTACAACCAGGTGCCGCATCTGGTCTGGGTGGGTCGCGCCGGTGATCTGGATTCCTGCCCTGCCGAATCGCCGCGCGCGGCGGCGTTGACGGAACGCTTGCCGCTTGGTTGGCGTCTTGTTGGCGTCTTCGGCCCCGGTATTACCTTGCCGGTGCTGGCCGCTGCGGTGAGGGCGCATTGATGGCAAAGGTGTTGGCTTATGCCAAGTCGGTGATTGATCGGCGCAAGTCTGGCGCGCGCATCGGCTTGCTGGTGGTGGCCGTTAGCGACTGGGAGGCGGGCAAGTGGTTTGAGTCGCGCCCCGAGGTATGCCGGATGTTACAGACCAAAGAGGTTGCGGTCGACGCGGCTGATTGGTCGATTTCTCTGGCGCTGGATTGCGTGGTTTGTGGCCATGCCGATGATGCGCGGTTTTATTCGGTTTGCAATGCGCTCCGTCGCGCTGGTGCGGCCTCGATCTGGGGTGAATTTGATGATGGCATCTGGTTGCTTGAGCCGGTCGGAAAACGCTGGCTGGCGGTTGAGGGGCCGTATCACTTGGGACGTCTTGGCGCGGCACTGCGCAGCCACCGTGAGGTCATGATGATGTTGCGCAAGGGTTTCTATGGCTCGCGTATTTTTGATGGCGCACGGCAGGCCATTCTGCAATCCCTGAAAAAGGTGGCTGCATGATGGCAGACCCAATCGACGACGCCATTGCCGAAGCCCAAAAAGCCGCATTTCGTTCCGCGACCGCGCCGGCCAATGTGGTGGCGATTCGTGGCGGTATCGCCTCTATCCCCAGCGGCCCGGTGTGTTGCTCGGTCGATTCTTTTCTGGCCGATACCGAGGCGCCGGTCTGGGTAGTGGGGGGCATCATTCAGTCCAATTACGTTTATGCCGTGACTGCCCCAACCAATCACGGAAAAACCGCCGTGACGCTGGTCATGGCCCTGTGTGTTGCTGCTGGCATCCCCTTTGCCGGCCTGCCGGTGACGCGCGGCAAGGTGTTGATCCTTTGCGGCGAGAATCAGGATGGCTTCCGCCTGCGTATGCTCGCCACCATGAATTCGCTGGGCATCACGATGGACGATGTGCGCGGCCGTATCTGGGTGCTGCCGCAGTCGACCGGCCTGTGCTACCTGCTCGAGCAGATCAAAAAGGATGCCGAGGCGATGGGTGATCTGACCATGGTGCTGGTCGATACCTCGGTCGCCTTTTTTGGTGGCGACAATGAAAACGACAATCAGCAGGCCTACAGCCACGCCCGTGACTTGCGCGAGCTCTCCATGCTGCCCGGCAAGCCGAGTGTGGTGGTCAATTGCCACCCGGCTGCCGGTGCCGGCAAGGACATGACGCGGGAAAGCTGTGTTCCACGCGGCGGCTCGGCTTTCATGAACGAAATCGATACCAACCTGACGGTCTGGTCAGAGGGCGACACCGCAGAGTTTCACTGGATGCGCAAGAAGCGCGGCCCGGACTTCTCGCCCATCCTCTTTGAATATCGCGCCGTCAATATCGTGCAGCACGAGCAGAACGTACCGACGGTGGTGGCGCATCACATTGATGAGCAACGCGAAAAGGATCTGCGGCGCAACAAAAAAGAGGCGGAGTGCCGTCTGTTGCTGGCCATGTACAACGCGCCAAACGGAACAATCCGTGAGTGGGCGCTGGATGCGGGTTTTACGATCAAGACAGGGCGCCTGGCGGGGCAAGCACACGTCAGCTTCACGGTGCGCACTATGGAACGTTTGAAGGAATACAAGCTGCTTGAGCGCTCAAGGCGCGATGGCTGGATTTTGACGAAAGCAGGCAAGGAGGAAGCAAAGGACATACGTTAAACCCTCCGCTGCCGCAGAGGTAGGGCGCAAGCCTGATTAGATAACCGAGTCAGTAAACCGGACGCAATGCAGCCCGTGACACCTGATAGGACCAGCGAGTTCATCCCCATAAAAAGCAACAAAAGCCAAGGGGCGGCGCTAAACGAAACGATAGTACGCGGCGGAACAAAGCGGAACAAGGTTAATGTAAGTTGTTGTTTTCAGTGAGTAATAGCGTGTTTTTGTTCCACTGTGAAAAGTGGAACAGAACAGCGTGGAACAACTTGGAACAGAAAGCCATGAAAGCCTGTGATAGCAATGGTTTCAGCGTTTTTACGTCTGGAACAGAAACGGAACGGAAATCCCCACCCACCATTCCCCCCTTGGGGGGAGGGAATGGTGGTGGGGATTCCGACGACCGTCCGACGCTGGGGGTTCGGTGAAAAACCAATTCTCCGGAAACCATCCGACCGCTGCCAAGCTGCTCTGCGAGAGCCGTGGATGGGAGCTTTTCGACCTTGGCGACGAGTACGCGATTCCATGGCGACGCTTCAAGCTGGTGGCCAAAACCAAGCAGCGCAAGGCGAACTACTGGTTTTCCTTCAATGGCCAGCGCCTGGCCATGGGCAAGGATGCCGTTTTGCTGAACACGCATTTCCCGGATGTTTTCGACTGGGTGGTCGAGTCGCTTAAGCAGGCCGGTCAATGACTGGCAAAACGGAGTGGCTGCGGGAAAACCTGCCGGTGGTGGCAGGCATCGTCACAGCCGTCGCCACCGAGTTCGGGCGCGATGGCTTTAAGGTCACCTTCGCCAGCGAAAACGGCCATGTCCTTGGCAGGCGGTTTGAGGGTGACGGGGTGAAGTTGTCGGAAACGCTGGTTGGGCCGCTGTCGTTAAAGCCGGGGAAGTGATGACCGGCGAACTGCTCTCATGGATGTATGGCGATCCGGCCATCTTCCTTGACCGGAAGCGGGCGATGGATGCGCGGCAGGTCGCCTGGGATAAACAGGAAAAGGAGCGCCACCGCATTCGCCAGGCGCGTAAGTGGCGGAAGCTGACCAAGCTGGCTATTGCTGGAAAACTTAAGGGGCAAAAATGATTCCGTATATCGATGCGCAGCTTTCGATCTGGGGTAAGTGGTCGATGGCTAGGGTTTCCAAGGGGCTGGGCTATCCCTCTACCTGCCCGATGTTCAAGGATGCGCGGCACGGTGGCGCGTTTGGCAGCCTGCCGCCGCTCGGGGTTGCGCTTGACTCTATCGATATGATCCACGATACGGATGCCGCAGTGCGTCGATTGAGTGATGATTATCGTAGCCTCGCTATTGAATTTTATGTACATCATCGCAGGGGCGTTGAGTTGTCCAAGAGCCTTGGTGTGTCACGCTCTCGGCTGTACGAGCGACTGCATGCGCTACATCAAACGATGCTTGGTTTGCTCAACGATGTGGTTGCGGGGTGTTGACAAGCGCCGGACACTTTCTGTATAAACCAGACAAACTGATGTTGTTGCGTTCAAAGCCCGATACCTCCCAAGGTCATCGGGCTTTTGCTTTTGGTGGCCTATGCCCATTGCTGCACCCAAGCCTTGCCGTCACCCAGCATGCAGCGTGCTGGTGTCTGATGGCTCTGGCTACTGCATCGCCCACAAGCGCGATCGCAATGCCAATCGTTATGCAGGCGACAATCGAGGCAGCCGTCATGAGCGTGGCTATGGCACTGCTTGGGACAAGGTGAGACGCTACATCCTGACGCGTGACTGCGGGCTGTGCCAGCCCTGCCTGCAGATAGGCAGAGTGACTGAAGCAAAGCAGGTTGATCACATTGTGCAGAAGTCAGAAGGTGGGACGGATGATGAATCAAACCTTCAATCCATCTGCGTAGCGTGTCACAAGACCAAGACAGCGCGCGAAGCCTCCCATGGGAGGGGGGCATCAAAAGTCTAGAGCCTTTCGGCTCAGGAC